GCACCATCATCAGGCCCCGGGGTGACCCCCTTAAGGGGCCCCCTCCTCAATCCAATGGAGGAACTGAGGATACAACTCGGTTGGCGAGGTAATACCCAACTGACTAAAATCTCCAATAACACCGGAGATGGGCCGAGCACCATCATCAGGCCCGACCATTGACCGTAGCAATTTTTCCATCACGGACACATGAGAGGGAGGAACCATCTCTGCCTCCAGGCCTCTCAGCAGTCGTAAGACCGAGGATTGCTTTGGGGTATGCATCTTCTTATCGAGCCTTTTTCCAAGGCGAGATAGGACGTAAGATGGTCTCAGTATCATCCGGCTGTCCTTAGGGAGATTAAGCCTGGCAGTTACAAGCTGCGAGACCGTCCCAGACATCCTGGCAAGGTAAGAGCCGTTAACTGGCGCCTTACTACAAGCTGGCAGATTAATATCCATCAGCTGCCGAAGATACGATGTCATAAGAGATGCATAGTGTCCGCGTTTTGCTAATGAGCTCTTCCACAACGAACGAGCACCAGAGCTAGGGGCTGCATTCTTGAGAACAAGCAGTCCACGTCGTTGAACCGTAGTTAACGGCGTAGGCCGGCCGGCACGCAGCATAGCGTCAGTAAACGTGCGAGGATTGAGAATTTTAAAGGCACGAAGAGCGGCCTTGTTTTCTCGTTGTGATAGACCTGGGACCCGGATGGGTGCGGTCGGCGCATCACTGCGACCGAAACGCTGAGCACCTCTAGCGGCAAGCAGTTCAGGCACATAAGGTGCTTGACAATCAACCATACGCCAGGCCATAGTTTTTGTTGGACTATTAAGGTCCTGGAACTTGGCCCGCCTCGTTTTGAGGACATAAAGGCGACCGGCTAATATGCCACATTGCTTGCCCTGGAATGTTTTATGCTCGTTTATCACAAATCCAAGTCTATTCATAACTGAGACATACGCACGATACTGACTGGCGTTGCATATGAGGAGCCCATCATCACCAACAATCCTGCATAAGAACTGGTAGGTGTTGCCAAGTGCCTTATAACATGCAAAGGCGTGGCAGATAGAAAGGATGGGCCATGCAAGTGGCGTGCCCATGAGCACACCACGGCTGGTAGTGTAAGTGTCATCGCGACTCCTGATGCGCTGGGGGCCAAGAAGGGCAGAAGCCCATGGGTACCAAATACCGCTAGCGTGACTACGAAGGTAGTCAGCTAACACAGCGATTGCTACATCCTGATTAAGATAATCAGATGCAGCCGTAAGATCGCAAGAGACGATATGTTTGTCTCCTAAATTAGCACCCGACATCAAGGTACCCGGCCTCTTGCCAAAACCTGGGCCAAAGACATCAGACCTCCTAAGACAGCGGATCAAAGCTCTATTAATAGAGCGTCCAGCTAGCTGTACAGCTAGAGATGACGGCACTGTGATGGCGCGTACCTTATCACCTGCCTCAGCAAGGAGGCTGACGCGCTGCACATTCTCCTCAAGGTCCTCTTTAAAGGGGACATCAGGGGGAATTGCTGATTTTGACATCATTAACAGTGTCTTGGACATTATGACACCCTTGAATGCGTACGAACCATACAGTTGCGCACGATCCAAAGACGTCTTACCAGGAGGCCCTAAGGCATTCCCAGTGACCTCAACCTGGACGGGAGGTCCCGCATCTCTAAGAAGATCATGAGAAAATGACACAAGCTCTGACAAAAGGGCACCAGAAACCGGCGGTGGAACTGAGGTGAGCCGTGATTTTAAAGCCTCAAGCTCAATCTTAACCCTAGAAGGGGTTAGAGAGGCAGGTGGCAGGCATCGAGTAGTAGAAGCCAGCGCGAAGAGTGATCTTCGACCCTTATGAGGGATAATACCGCAGGGCCCGAAGGCCCTATGAAGGTAATCGCGGCATTTACCAGCAGCCACTATTGATGTATAACCACGGACGGCAGCATATGCAGCTGAGTTACAAACACGTTTGTAATCAACTACAAATTGCTCCACATCAGAGATGATGTTGTTCCACAGTTTTATGGCAAACTTTACAACAGCCAGTCGGTGTCCAAGGGAAGAGCCTTTAGAACGGTCAGTGGTCGAGACGGAGAGACCGCCCGCGACCCAGGAGGCGGTGCTAAGGCACCGCCTCCTTTGCCGCGGGCTGAGTCCCCGTAGTTTTTCAGCCAATCGAGCGAAAGTTGCATATTGCGAACTTCCGACCGTCCGACCCTCACGGGCAAGACGGCGCAGGGACGCTGCGACTGCAGATAGTGAACCGAAGTTCACTTTCTGAGACGGCATGCTTTGTAAGGGCATGTCCCCGCAG